GCATCAGGTAGCGGTTGACCTGCTCGCGCTGCGACTTAAGCAGCTGGGCCAGCACACTCTGTTGCGCATAGCCGCTTGGCGTAATGGAGTGGCTGACCTCATAGACGGCATCGGCATAAGGCACGCCCTGAGTGACTTTCAAGTCAACCTTGGAATTGAAAGAGGTTTCAAGATCCGTAAGTCGGCCAACTGCCTGGCAGTAGAGCGCCAGGGCGGCGCGATCAAGGCCGCTGATCAGGCCAAGCTCTTCCAGCAGGGGGGTAATGCGTTTCCACTCTTTTCGCGCTTCAGGCCCCAGGCGCTTTGGGTGGCGGCGGTGAGCAGCGCGAAAGCGCTGAATCCGTTGAATACAGAAATGCGTTCCTGGACTGGGTCCGTGCTCCAGCTGATGGCGAACGCCAGCAACGCGCTGCAGCTGCGCAAAAAGCTCTCGAAGCCAAGGCCAAGGCAGACGCCGCCGCCACTGGCCGGGAAGTCCGCTCCACTCAAACCGTTACCTCTACCGGCAGCGCTGGTGGCTTTGCCTTGCCCGAGCAAATTGAGCGTCAAATCGCCCGCTTGTCTGTGGACATGTCGCCAATCCGCCAGATCTCCACAGTTCGCCAAGTTGGCACCACCGATTACAAAGAGCTGTTCGACGTCAACGGCGCAGCTTTTGAGTGGGTTGGCGAGGGTGACACCCGCAGCCAGACCAACACGCCAGACCTGGCAGAAGTCGCGCCCACGTTCGGCATGGCCAGCGCCAAGCCGCAAGCGTCTGAAGAGTCGCTCGATGACCTGTTCTTCGATGTGGAAGCCTGGCTCATTGACTCTGCTGCAGAAGCCATGGCCCAAGGTGAGGGCGCCGCCTTCGTAGCTGGCAACGGCACCAAAAAGCCCACCGGTTTCCTGGCAGGCCCAACACCTGTGGCCACGGCAGATGCAAGCCGCGCATTTGGCACGCTGCAATACATCGCCTCTGGCGAGGCCGCCGCCCTGCCAACAAGTATCGATGTGTTCTTCGACCTGGTGTACGGCCTGCGTGCTCGCTACCGCAACAATGCCCAGTGGGTTACCAACAAGCTGGTCCTTGCCGCCCTGCGCAAGTACAAAGACAGCACGGGTCAGTACCTGTGGCAGCCAGCCCTCACGGCAGGCCAGCCCAGCACGTTCCTGGGTTACGGCATCACCGAGGCAGAAGACACGCCAGCCGTTGCTGCCAACGCATTCCCCTTGGCATTTGGTGACTTCAAAGAAGGCTACCTCATTGCCGACCGTGTTGGCACCCGCATCACGCGCGACGAAATCACCACGCCAGGCTTCGTTAAGTTCTACGTGCGCAAGCGCGTTGGCGGCAAGCTGCGCAACACCCAGGCCATCAAGCTGTTGAAGATCGCGGCCTCCTGATCGTTGACCCCCTAGCAAAAGCCCGCAGTTTCACCGCTGCGGGCTTTTTTATTCACCTCACACAAGTTCACATCATGACCAAACTCAAAGTTATCAAGCCGTTTCAATGGGCGCACCGCCATGTTGATGTCAAGTCCTATGAAAAAGGCGACGTGATTGAAACCGACGACCAAGACCTGATCGACGTTTCAGTCTCCGAAGGATGGGCCAAGAAAGACGGCAAGCCCGAGGCAGATCAAAGCGCAGCGCCAGAGAATAAAGCCCAAGCGCAAGCCCCGCAAACCGCCTAACCCCCACCCCCATGGCCCTCAAGCTCCTAACCCCGCCCGCAGCCAGCGTCCTCACGCTGGCCGAGGCCAAGGTCCACTTGCGTGAAGACCTCGCTGACGCTGGCAATGACGCGCTCATCACCGCCATCATCACCGCCGCCACGCAAGACGCCGAGCACCTCATGAGCCGTGCCATCCTTCCCCAAACCTGGCAGCTCACGCTGGATGCATTCCCCAGCGTCATCGATCTGCCACGTCCCACTGTCACGGCGGTGGCCAGCGTCAAATATGTAGACGCTGCCACCGGCACGCTCACCACTCTCAGCCCCAGCCTGTACCAAGCCTGCCTGGCCAGCGATCTCGCCGCCAGCGTGGTACCTGCCTACGGCTGCAGCTGGCCCGTCGTGCGCGTGCAGCCGGAGTCGGTGCAAGTCACCTACACGTCAGGCTGGGCCACCCCTGCCGACGTGCCCGAGCTGGTTAAGGCATGGATCAAGCTGCGCATCAGCGCTCTGTACGAAACCCGCCAAAGCTGGACCATGGGCCAGCGCGAGGCCATCCAGCCCAACCCGTTCATCGACTTCATGTTAAACCGCTACCGCGTCTGAACGATGTAAAGACAGCACCACCATGGCCAACATCGCCCAATACAACCGCCGCATCCTGGTGCAGCGGCCCAGCGCTGCGCAAGACAGCATCGGCCAGCCGGTCATTGCCTGGGTAGACGTGGCGCCCATGTGGGCCAACATCAAAATGCAAACAGGCATTGGCGTCATCCGCGCCAGTGCAGACGTATCCACCGTTCCCGTTAGCATCCGCGTGCGCTACCGCACCGATGTTCATGCCTCCATGCGTGCCGTCATCGGGTCCACCATCTATGCCATCAAGGCCGTGGTGCAAGACGAGCAGGGCAAAGAGTACACCGACCTGGTCTGCGAGGTCGCCAAATGAGCAGCTTCTCCATGACTGTTGACCTGACCGGCCTAGACGCCGCCATCAGCGACATGCAAGCCAAAGTGCAAGCGTCTGCACGCCCCGCCGCCCAGGCCGCAGCTCAAGTCCTCTACGACCAGGCACGCACCAATGTCGCCGCCATCGGCCGCGTCTCCGGCAAGCTGTCCGCCGCCATCTATCAGGCCTACAGCAAAGACCACAGCCGCCCCGGTGTCGCCACCTACCACGTGTCGTGGAACGCTAGCAAAGCCCCTCATGGCCACCTCGTGGAATACGGCCACATCCAGCGCTACAAGGTCTACCTGGGAAAAGACGGCAAGTGGCACACCAACAAACGCGCACCCATCCCACCCCGCCATGTGGCGGCTAGGCCATTCCTGCGCCCCGCGTGGGACCATATCGACCGCGCCATGGCCGCTGCCAATGCCAAGTTGCACGAGGCCATGGCATGACCCTAGAAGCCAAGCTCTTCGCCCTGCTGTCCCCCTTGGTGGCTGGCCGCGTGTTCCCTGATGTTGCCCCGTTCGACACGCCGCGCCCCTACATCATCTGGCAGCAAATCGGCGGCAAGGCCACCAACTATGTGGACGACACCGTCCCAGATACCGAAAACGCCGCCATCCAGCTCACCACCTGGCACGACACCCGCGCCAGCGCCAAAGCCCTGGCCCTGCAAATCGAATCCACCCTAATCACCGCCGCAACCCTCCAGGCCCGCCCCATGTCCGCCAGCGTGGCAGAGCATGAGCCCGACCTCAACCGCTACGGCGCAAGACAAGACTTTGACATCACCGCCAGCCGCACAGGCTAGCCAAAACCGATTTTGTAAATCAGGCCGCAAGGCCACCCAGCAAGCCGCACCGGGCAACCAGTGCGGCTTTTTTCATGCCCGAGAGGGCGCTTTTTTTACTACCACTGAAAGGCCCACACCATGGCTCGCGTCCCCACCGGCAGTACCAACTGGATTGCCACCACCATCGCTGCGGCGAAAACCACCACCATCGTCACCAACGCCGCCGAGGCCGTTGTCACCAGCGCTGCCCACGGCTACAGCAATGGCGACGTCGTCATCGTAGGCTCAGGCTGGGGCCGGTTGCACAACCGCGCCTTCCGCATCAAGTCCATCACCACCGACACTTTTGTGCTCGAAGGCGCTGACACCGCCAACACCACCCTGTTCAGCCCAGGCACCGGCATTGGCAATGTGCGCAAGGTCACCGCCTTCACGCAAATCACCACCGTCATGGCGCCCAGCAGCTCCGGTGGCGAGCCCAAGACGGTCTCCTACAAGTTCCAGGAAGACGAGAACGAGTACACGCTCAACGACGGCTTCAGCCCCGTGCAGCGCTCCATCAACCTAGATGCCGACAGCATCGGCACCGCAGGCTACACCGCGCTCAAAACGTTTACCGACAGCGGTGCAGACACCGTCTGGCGGACTAATGCCAAGAGCGGTGCCGTCTCCTACCTGGTGGCCACCGTCGCCCTCAACGAAGAAGAAATCATCTCCGAAGGCCAGATCGTGCAAGTCAAGTGCGCCGTCAGTGGCCGCTCGCGCTCCACCCGTTACGCCTCCTAAGGCAACCCATCACCACCAGGCACCGACCCGGCTCATGTCGCTCTTCGCGGGGCGCATGGGCTGGGCACGGGCATTTTTAACCACCCCCGCGAAAGACCCACATGGCCAAAATCAAACTCGGCTCAGCAGCCAAGAACTTCCCCGTCACCATCAAGGTGCCCATGCTCGACGGCACCGAAGGCGCTGTCAAAGTCAGCTACATCTACCGCACCCGCACCGACTATGGTGAGGTTATTGATGGCCTGATGAACGCCGCTGGCCTCAAGCCCGCCAGCACCGACGACGCCGACATCAAAGCCACCCTGGCCCAGGCCATGGAGCGCACCATTGAAAACAACGCCGACTACATCTGCAGCGTGATCGACGGCTGGGATCTGGATGTCGAATTCTCCCGCCAAGCGGTAGAGCAGCTGTGCAACGAATTCCCCGGCGCTGCCATCGCCATCATGGAGCGCTACCGCGTCGCCATCACCGAAGGCCGCCTGGGAAACTAAAAGCCGCCGCCCGTGAACTGCACGAACCCATGCCCACGCTCGCAGAGATGCGGGCCCAAGGCTTCGAGCCAGAAGACTACGAGGACGAAGACGACTTCGATGTCTGGCCCGAAAACTGGCCCATCTTCCAGGTGTTCTGTGCCGTTCGCACCCAGTGGCGCACCCAGTGGCGCAGCGGTGGCAATGGCGGCGCCACTGGCCTCGACTACGCCACCGTCTACCCGCTACTGGAGCGCAAAGGCTTCACCGGCCAAGCCTTTTTTGATGCCCTCGACGACATCCAAACCATGGAATTCGCCGCCCTCGAAGTCCTCAACCGCAAACGCAGTTAGCCACCCATGAGCACCGAAGACCGCAAAATGCAGCTTGGCGTCAGCGTAGACACCACCGAGGCAGAGCAAGGCTTTGCCAAAATCTCTGCCGGTGGCCGCAACATGGCCCAGCAAGTCGGCCAGGCAGGCCAGCAAGCCGCCCACGGCATCGACGCCATCGGCACCGCAGCAGAAGGCCCCGCCGCCAAGGTAGACCGCGCCACCAGCCGCATCGTCGCCAGCATCCAGCGCGCCACCGCCGCTGCCGAATCCGCTGGCAAATCCGGCAGCGCCTTTTACGAGAGCCTGGCCAACCAGCGCGGCGCCAATCTCGATGTCCTCAAGCCCTACCTGGCCCAGCTAGACGCCGTCACCCAAAAGCAGATGGACGCCAAGATCGCCATGGCCCAGGGCACGGCAAGCCTCAACAGCATGGGCATGTCCGCCCAGGCCACCGCCGCTGCCATGCGCAACGTGCCCGCGCAGTTCACCGACATCGTTACCAGCCTGCAAGCGGGCCAAGCCCCCATGACCGTGCTGCTCCAGCAAGGCGGCCAGCTCAAAGACATGTTTGGTGGCATCGGGAACGCATCCAAAGCCCTTGGCTCGTATGTGGTCGGCCTCATCAACCCCTTCACCCTGCTCGCAGCCGGTGTGGGCGCTGTGGGCTATGCCTACTACAAAGGCAGCCAGGAGTCCGACGCCTACAACAAGGCCCTCATCCTCAGCGGCAACATCGCAGGCACCACCAGCGGCCAGCTGGGCGCCATGGCCGCCAGCATCAGCAAAGTCACCGGCACACAAAGCGCCGCAGCCGCCGCCCTGGCAGAAATGGCCCAAGCCAGCGGGGTAGGGCGCGACAACCTCGAATCCTTCACCCGCGCCGCCATCAAGTTCGAGAGCACCACCGGCACCGCCGTCAGCGAGACGGTCAAGCAATTCAACGAGCTGGCCAAGTCGCCCCTGGACGCCTCCCTCAAGCTCAACGACACCTACAACTACCTCACCGCCAGCGTCTACCGCCAGATCAAGGCGCTTGATGAGCAAGGCAAAACCACCGAGGCCGCCAACCTCGCCCAAAAGGCATTTGCCGACACGCTGGACACCCGTTCTGCCCAAATGGTGGGCCAGATTGGCACCATTGAAGCTGCGTGGAAGGGGGTATGGAACGTCATCAAAGGTGCTGGCGACACCATGCTGAACATCGGGCGTGTTCAAACGCCCGCCATGCAGCTTGCCGAGGTTGGTGGGCAGATTGCCGCAGCGCGAGGCCAGGATAAGAATCGCCCGTTCTCCATGCCATGGGACACGAGCCTGACAGACTTGCTTGCAAAGCAAGCCAACCTGCAGGAGATGATCCGGCTGGAGCAACGCGGCGCTGAAGCGGCCTCAGAGCGCGCCAAGCAAACCGCTGCAGCTGCCGAATGGGACAAAACCGGCACCAAATACCTCAGCGACAAAGTCAAGCTAGAGCAAGACATTGCCAGCGCCCGCAACCTGGGCGTGGCCGCTGGCGAGTCCCAAGCCAAGATCGAAGAGCGCATCAAGGCCATCCGCGAGAGCTATGCCAAAAAAGGCGGTGGCGCCAAAGGCAAAGAGGGCGACCCCTTTGCTGCCGACCGCGAGTTTGCCAAAGAGTACGCCAAAACCTGGGAAGACTTCGCCAAGATCGGCGACGAAGCCGCAGGCAAAACCGACAACCTCAGCAAGGCACAGGCGCGGCTGCTCGACTACCTCAAGTCGCCCGCCTACGCCAACCACAGCGCCGCCATGCGCGAAATCGTTTTGCAGTCGGCCTATGGCGCCATCGCATCCGAGCAACTCGCCGCCGAAAAGAAAAAAGAAGCCGCCGCCATGAAGGAGTCGGCAGACGCCGCTTACGCCAATTCCGACGCCATCTACAAAACCATGGCGTCCACCGAGGACAAGCTGCGCACCCAGATCCAAGAGAACGAAACCATCGGCATGACGGCCGTGCAAATCGCCCAGCTCGTCACCGCCCGAGACCTCGAAGCCGCAGCCGCCCTCGACGCCAAGGCCGCCATCTATGAGCAGGCCAACGCCCGCGAGGAAGACATCGACAACATCAAACGCACCGCCGATGCCCTGCGCAAGCTCGCCGCTGCCAGGGTAGAAGGCGCCGTCAAAAAGCAAGAGCAGGCCGACTGGATGAGCTTTTTCACCAGCATCGACAACGCCGCCCACCAAGTCTGGACCAACGTGCTGCAAGGCGGGCAAGACATCTGGAGCAAGCTGCGCAACACCGCCAAAACGATGTTCTTCGACTGGCTGTACCAGATGACGCTGAAAAAATGGATTTTCAGCATCGGTGCCACCGTCAGCGGCTCCGGCGCCATGGCCCAAGCGGCGGGCGGTGAGGGTGGCGGCTTGGGTGGCGCCATCAGCGCGGGCAAAAGCATTTACAACGCCGTCACCGGCCCCGGCAATTGGTTCAGCGACTTTGGCGGCAACCTGGCTGGCTCCGTGTCTGACTTTGGCACCACCTTGGTAGACAAAGGCTTCACCACCTTTGGCACCCAACTCGAATCCTTTGGCCTCAACCTCGGCAGCGTGTCGGGCTCCATCAACACCTTTGCCGATGGCCTGGGCTATGTCAACTCCATCATGCTCGCCAGCAAGGGGCAGTGGGGCGCCGCTGCAGGCTCGGCCATCGGCACCTACTTTGGCGGCCCCATCGGCGCTGCCATCGGCACCAAAATCGGCTCCTGGGTGGACAAACTCACCGGCAACACGGGCACCAGGCCGAGCATTGAGGGTGGATACGCATCCGCAGGCACCGTGGGCAGCGCCAACGGCAAAACCTATGTCGATGGCGTGTACGGCGGCAAGCTCGACGGCGCCGCCCAAACCATTGTGAGCGACATCGGCGCTTACTACACCGGCATTGTCAAATCCGCGCACAAGTCAGCAGGCAACCTCACCGCCCAAAGCTTCATTGGCATGGATGGCAATGGCGGCTCCAAAGGCAGCCAAAACGCCCTGGGGCTTGATGCGCAGCTCAACGGCAAATGGCTCTACAACCGCTGGACTGCCAATGGTGGCAGCCTAGGCGCTGGCACCACCGATGGCGAGATGTCCGACGCCGTCAAGCTCAGCTCCAGCCAAGTCGTTATCGAGGCCTTAAAAGCCACCGACATGGGCCCAGCGCTCAACGCCTACCTGGCCACTGTCACCACGCAAGGCAAAACCTTGGCCCAGGTCACCGCCGTGCTGGGCGATGTCACCAACTTCACCGCATTCAGCAATGCCGTCAAGTCCCTGCCGTTCGACTACCTCAAAACCGCATCGGTAGAAGCCTCCAAGGCCCTCATTGCCGCAGCGGGCGGGCTCGATAAGCTGGGCGAAGACATCGGCACTTACTTCGAGCTGTTTGGCACCGAGGCCGAGAAAAAAGCCGCCCTGGTCGGCAACCTCTCCAGCAGCTTTGCCGACCTAGGCATCACCATGCCCCAAACCACCGGCAGCATGCGCGAGTGGTACAAGAGCGAAGTCGCCCGCCTGGGCGCCATGGACTTGTCTGTCGAGGCCAATGCCAAGGCCTACGACAGCATCCTCAAGCTAGCAGGCGGGGTCGATCAGCTCACCAAGGCCGAAGAGCAAGCCGCCGCCACCAAAAAGTCTTGGCAAGACCAGCTCGATCTGCTCACCGGCAAAACCACGCAGGACGACATCAACCTCGCCCGCGACCTGGCCAGCACCTCAGACGAGAGCACCAAGGCCATCATCCGCCAAATCTATGCCGAGCGTGCCCGCCAAAAGGCCCTGTCAGACTCCACCGCCGCGCTCGAAAAAGCCAAGGCCGACGCCCTCAACGCGGCCAAATCCGCGTTTGACCGCGCCGTCAGCGCCGAGCGCACCCGCCTGGATGGCCTGGTTGATCTTCGCGCCACCGCGCTGCAAAGCATCCAGGGCGTGTTTGACCTGCTCGTCACCTCCACCCGCGATCTGTATGCCCAAGTCAACAGCACCGCCGCCATGGGCGCTGCCGAGGGCAGGGCCTACATCACCACCGCCCTGGCCCTGTCCAAGGCAGGCGGCACCGTGCCAGACCAGGCCACACTCTCCACCGCCATTGCGGCCGCCAAATCGGGGCTGGACTCCGCCCAGTACACCAGCCAGTTCGAGGCAGACCGCCAGCGCCTCATCATGGCGGGCGAGCTGTCACAGCTCCAGGCCAGCACAGGCGTGCAGCTCACCGTGGCCGAGCAGCAGCTACAGGCCGCCAAAGACCAAGTCACCGAGCTGGAAAAGTCCGTCAAATACGTTCAAGACCTCATCGACGCCACCAACGGGGTAGACACCTCCGTCAAAAGCGTGGGCACCGCCATTGCCGACCTGGTCAAGCTCCTTACCCCATCCGTGGCGCCAGACACTGGCCGAAGCACCGGCACCGCCAGCAAAGCCAGCACAGGCAGCCCCTTTGTCACCGGCGCCGGGGGCGAAGGCGGCACCAATGCCTACGGCTACGGCAGCGGCTACGTGCTCGGCAACAGCGTCAACGGCAAAACTCAGCCATTCGATCTGCAGGCCTACTACGAGGCCAATGCCAACGACCCGGCCGCACTCAAGGCCAAGTTTGACGCCCTGGGCATCACCAACGGCGAGGCCGCCACCGCCTTCGGCATCGATCAGCAGTATGTGGACGAATACTTCCGCCGCGCAGGCATCCCCCGCCTGGCCGTGGGCACCAATTACGTCCCGCAAGACATGCTCGCCGTCATCCACCAGGGCGAGGCCGTGGTCCCCCGTGCCTATAACCCCGCCTTGGCCGCGCCAGCGGCAAGCGCCACCAACGCCGCGCTGATGGAGGCCGTGCGCAGCATGGCAGCCGAGCTGGCCGAGATCAAAGCCAACACCGCCAACACCGCCGACAGCACCAGCCGCAGCACCCGGCTGTGGGAGGGCGCAGCACGCGGCGACCTGGCCATTGTCACCACCGCATCATGATCGTCATCCCCCCCATCCCCATCACCCCGGCCATGCTCACCAGCAGCACCGTGCCTTACCCCGACACCGCCAGGGGCGAGGTCGCCTGGGCCACCGGCACCTTTGCCGTTGGCGACGAGCGCGTGCACGCCAACAAGCTTTGGTCTTGCGTGCAGGCGCATGCGGGCCGCACCGCCACGCCCGATGCCGATGCCGCCTATTGGCTCTTCAAGCGCTACGCCAACAAGTTCGCCATGTTCGACACCCTGCGCAGCACCCCCACGGTGGCCACGTCTCCACTCACCGTGGTCATCGCGCCTGGCGAGCGGGTGGACTCCATCGCCCTCACCAAAATGCAGGCCCACCAGGCCAGCATCACCATCGACCAGGGTGCCACCCGCATCTACAGCGAATCCATCAACCTGGTAGACCGCCCCACCCGCAGCTGGTACGACTACTTTTTCCGCAAAATCACCCTGCGCGAGAACGAGATCCGCTTTAACCTGCCCCCCGTGTCCAACGGCGTCATCACCGTCACGCTCACGCACCCCACGGCAGACGTGCAAATCGGCAACCTCGACATCGGCATGCAAGAGTACGTCGGCCGCGTGCAGTTTGCCCCCACCGACGACGCCGACAACTACTCCAAGATCACCCGCAGCGTCATAGACGGCAGCGCCACGCTCACCCCCAGCGTCAGCGTGCCCAAAACCAGCCAGACCATTCTGGTGGACAAGGCCGATGTGCCCCGCATCCGCAGGCTGCGCGACCGCCTTAACGCCGTGCGCGCTATCTGGTGCGGCCTGGACGAAAAAAGCACCAGCCCCTACTTTCAGTCACTGCTCATCAGCGGCATCTACCGCCGCATGCCCATCAACCTCAAGCACCTCAATCACGCCGAAATCTCCCTCGAACTGGAGGAAATCTGACCATGCCCATCACCACCATATTGCCACCACCGCCCAGCATGGCGGACCCGGCCAACTTTGACAGCCGTGCCGACGCCTTCCTGCCCCAGCTCACCCCATGGCAAGCCGAGGCCAATGCGCTGGAGGTCAACGTCAACGCCAAAGAGGCCAGCGCCACCGCAGCCGCTGCAGCAGCCAGCGCCAGCGCCAGCTTGACCGCCTTCAAGGGCAATTGGTCCGCACTCACCGGCGCACTCGCCATGCCAGCCAGCGTGCTGCACAACGGCAAATTCTGGGCACTGTTGGCCCCCCTGGCCGATGTCACCGCCGCCGTGCCAGGCAGCAGCGCCAGCTGGGCCGCCATCAAGCTCAGCGCCACCATCGTCCGCGAGATCACCACCGCCAGCGCCACGCTGGCAGCGGGCGACCACGCGGTGCTCGAATACTCCGGCGCCATTGCCATCACCCTGCCCACGTCCCCGGTGACAGATGACTACATCTACATCGACCCGGAGAACGGCCGCACCGACAACACCATTGACCCTGGCGCCTACCCCATCGGCGGCATCAGCGGCGTCTTCACCACCTCACCCGCCATCGGGTTTGGCCTCAAATTCATTTCGCCCGCCAAGGGCTGGAGGATTGCTTAAATGACTACCCCCATCGGCGCCGTGCTTGGCGGCCCCCGCAAGGTCACCGCCTTGCTCAACAGCCCTGCCCAAACGCAATACCTATACGCGGTGCCCAGCATGCTGGGCTGCATCGCTGCCGCCGTGGGCGCGCTCTCCGCCAACACCCTCAAAACCGCCCTGTCCATCACCGGGCGCGGCAAAATCAACTGGCTTGCCGTCACCGAGGGCATTGCCAGCGGCACCCCCACCAACCGCATCAAGATCACGCTGGACGGCGTCGTCATCTTCGACAAGAGCGGCACCAGCGGCAACGGCTACGGCATGTGTGCCATCGGCACAGCCGCCGCGCAAACCAGCGGCGACTGGATGCTCACCCTGCAGCCCATCACCTTCGACGCCTCTTTCCTGGTCGAGGTCTCCAGCTCCAGCGCCAGCAGCGTGCAAACCCTGCACTACCACGGAGAAACCAACGCATGACCACCATCACCACCCACATCGGCGGCGCCACCATCACCGTGCCAAATGCCGAGCTGGCCCCGTTCGTGCCGCCACCCCAAACCCGCATCACCGCCGTGGCCTTCAAGCGCCGCTTTACGTCAACCGAGCGCATTGCCATCCGCGCCGCCGCCCAGGCCAATGCGCAGGTGTACGACTACATGGACCTGCTCAACAGCGGCCTGGCCGTGCACGTCACCGATGCCGACGTCATCGCAGGCCTGCAGGCGTTGGAGGCTGCAGGCGTCATCGCTGCAGGCCGCGCCGCGCAAATCCTCAGCGCACCCATCCAGGCCGAAGAGGCCCCGGCCTGAACCTCACAAACCCTTTAGCTCCAGGAGTAAACCATGCCCGCAAATAATCGCTTTTCCAGCCATGCAGATTCCAAGATCAGTGGCGCCGTCGATCTCATTGCCATCACCCCAAGCGACGCCACAGACCTGACAGAGGTGGTGCGCGACATCCGCGTCGGCGCCGTTGGGGGTGATGTCGTTGTTGTCACATCGGCTGGAACCACTGTTACCTTTCCGGCAACCATGCCAGGCGAGCGCCTTGGCCCTTTTGCAGTGACGCGAGTCAAAGCCACGGGCACAGCTGCGACCGGCCTCGTGGGGTACATCTAAATGCTGGCAGGTCACAGCATGGCGCTAACCCGCCGAAATGCAGGCCTCAGTCTGGTGGCGCGCGCCATAGCCATCCTGCGCAAATACGGCACAGACGCGCACGTCTACCTGCCCGGTGTTGGCACGATCAGCGGCATCACGGCTGCTAACTACCTTGACAGCGCAGGTGTGACAGCGGGGAGCGTGGATAACCCGGTTGGGC